GAGAGATTTAACTAGACGATATACATTGAGCACGCGTATGTCTATTCCTATGAATAATTTAGGAGCAGGCACGTATTATACAGGCTCTCAAGCGATTTTAAACTCTCCTGAAGTTCTGTTACAATTACCGAGTTCTGTGGCCACATTGTTGCGCTACAGCTCATTTTTAAACAGAATTTCCTATCTCTATGCTTTTTGGCATGGTTCTATTCGGTATAAGATTTTACCATCTAATACTGATAGAACTAAAGCCATTGAGTTGACGGCAAGATATGATTTTAATAGTTCGAATATTAACGCAGCCACGCTTCAAACAGACGCACAGTGGCTGGTAAGTGCTGATCCATATTTATGGACCAACACTTCCCAGCAGTCTGCACTTGAAGTGGAACTGCCTTATTATTCGATCTATACCCAACTCGGTACATCATCCCCTTTGCTTACCGCTAATCAGCTGTTAGGCACCGGATGGTTGTATGTTCAAGCTAGAACATTAGATTCAGGCAATTTACGAGCAGTCGGTACGGAACCTATAAATTATTTTTACGACTGCACAGTTTTACATGCTGGAGGAGACGATTTGGCATTCTCCTTTCCAGTAGCCCCCCCCCAAACTTTTTATGTTAAAACCTCATAATCATCTAACCATTTCTTATACCCAAAAAGATTTACATAGATGTGTTGATTTTGTAACAATATGCTGGGCGCAAGTGGGAAACAGAATTATTTTCTGGAGTACCTGGCGTACTAGTAGCGATGTTATTTAGTTTCGAATTTTGAGCCTTTGGAGTATGAAATATTGTGGAGTAAAATCCCTCAATAGGAAGTACAGGCAAGAGAAATTAAGAAAATCGGACTATGCTACACCGAGTTAAGCTCTTCGGAGTGTTTTAGCGGATGTAGGGAGATTGCGGAAATCCATCCCGTGAGGGGTGCCCCAATCTCATTGATCTATGAAGATTAGTATTGACTATTTAGCACTGCGGTTATGGAAAACACGTAGTAAACAACTCAAGACAAGAGGATAAAATCACGGTCGGGTAACCTTTTCCCGTCAGTATTCTAAGTGAGTGCTAGTAACTTTAATTAGTCTAGCCGAAAAAGGAAGTATGATACCTGGGCGTAGTAAAAGAACTTTGAATCTTTAAAGGACCAGGATAGTGATCACGGCTATAGAAAATGTGACCTTATCAGTAAGAGGTTAAACTGTTTTTCCCCCTCAACTTATACATCATGGAGACAACTATAGGAGACACGTATTGTTCACCGATGAGTTATTTATCCAAGCGATTTAAGAAGATGTTTGATTCAAATCCTCAAGTGAGATTGCTTACTAAGGCAGCGGCCGGTAAGGCGAATCTATTCGACATAGGAGCGGCAGTAATGCCAATCCAAGCAGTGTTGGAGAAATTGAAAGCACCAGGATTTAAGGATCAATTAATGAGAAATTTTATTTATACAGGAGTGAAATGGACGACACAAAAACCAGTTTTAATAGTTATTATAACAGAAATTATTCAACTTATGGATAATCTATTTGGTCTAATTAATATTGAAATTACAGTATTGGTATCTTGGGCTTGCGATTTTATCAAGACAGCCTATGATTATCTCTCACGTGCAGCGAAAGTTAGTACGCGCGGAGAGGTGATCGATGCTACAGGACAATCATATACAGATTTATTGGAATCAGAACATGTTACAGGAATATGTGCAGGAATAGCAACAGTTCTTTCTGGTATTACATTAGGATTAGGAGCAACATGCTTCTCTGATGGATGGAAGACCGTTAAGAAATTTGCAGATCATGGAAGATCGCTGAGCAACTTCGAGCGAGGAGCTGTATCAGCTTGGCACATTGTAGAATATGTTTTTGAGACTATGAAAAAGATTTTTGAGAAGATTACACACACCAGAGCCATGAGAAAGGCGGAAGCGGATTTTAAGAAACACGATATTGATATTGTGAATTTTATGAATCACGTGGACGCTTATGTGGACCCACTATTGACGTTTGACGATATGGTTAAGGTACGCACAATGGCTCATGCAAGACATTTAAAGAACATTTGTAATAAAATTGAAGGTTTGATGACATTAGGAGATATAACCACTACATCAGTGGCGCGTCAAATAGTCTTGAAAAAGATTAATGATTTTAGAACCTATCTATCAGGCAACAATTTTTCAGCAGAAGACTTGAACCGAGCGATCCCATTTGGCGTAATGCTAGTTGGAGGACCTGGTTGTGGTAAATCTTTGTTTGGCAATTTATTGGCATCGAAGTTGACTCAGCCCGGAGTGGTCAAAGAACATCCTTATAAGAAAGATGATATTTACTGGTGGAATCCCGCTAAAAAGTTCATGGACAACTATGTACAGCAAGCAATTGTTGTTATAGATGATGATGGAGCGTTGAAAGACGTGGCAGGATGTGAATCAGGAGATCACAAAAAGTTATTAATGTTTAGTAATGGAGCTTATTACCCGGAGTTTGCGAGATTGGAGGAAAAAGGTCGAGCTTTTACAAGCGAGGTCATAATATCATCCGCTAATTTAGCATATCCAGAGTATAATTCTTTAAGAGATAATGAAGCAATGTGGCGAAGACGAAACTTGTTATATTGGCAGTACTCAGAGGGACCTTGTCACTTGGCAGAGAACTGGAGATTTCGTAGAATGAGACCGGTACCCACAAGTGCATCAGATCCTGGCTATATAGATACAGATATATTGACATACCAACAAGTGTTGGCAGAGATTATCTTTTCGTTAGAGGCCTGGAGAGCTTCAGAATCTACAGACATTAAAAACGTTACGGTAGATTTGGATTATCTTAAGGAATTACGCGAAGGGACTAAGAAAATGCCTAGTTCGGCAAAAGTAGAACCTATGAAGGTATGTGATCGCAAATCGCAGCCTAAGAAGGAGAAATTTGTGTCGGCTAAAGCACAGTACCATGCCCCTCCAGATTCACCAATCAGAGAGGAAGAATGGACGCATGAGTACCCAGAACCAAATTTTGAGATTTGGGACCCCTGGGATCGAATGGCGCAAATGGAAGTTATGTTGCAAAACAAACTGAACAGTGTGCCAGAAGTTTATGAAGAGGAATGGCATCCCCCGCCGTTTGAACAACTCCATTTTAGAACTCACGTGAGTAATGGAATGTGGTGTGATGAGATCGTGGCCCATAACGGAACAACGATCCCTTTTCATGATCTAGTACATTTGTATGAAGATATGGGAACAGCTTATGAAGACACGGCTATTGATGGTTTCATGGAGAAAGTGGGATCAATACGGACAAGACAATATTACAGAGTATTTTTGCTATTCATTCAAGAGTGGCAGAATTTTGATGTGGTAGATGCAGTAGCCCAAGGAAAGGAAGACAAGCGAATGAAAATTTTCTTTTCCGCGGAGCATGATGATTACTTTGTTGACGACGATGAAGAGATAACTAGAGGACCTAATCAGAGTGAAGAAGATAGAGAGAAAGAAGAACGAAGCTGGTTTGGTAATTATAAAGCTAATTTGCTTAAATTACGAGCCAAGCATGATGATTCCTTTTTCCTAGATGAAAGTTCATTTCCTGAAAAGATACTAGATTGGATTGGAGTATGTCTACAATTATTAGTCACGGTACTAGCAGTCATTGGAGCTTATAAACTTATTAAGTGGGCCATAGCGAAGCCAGAGGAAACTCAGGCAGAAGCGTTGAATTATGATAATAGAACAGCTATTAAACAGCAGCATGTTTATCATCCAGAAGGCTTACAATATGATACTAAAACTTCATTACAAAAACCGTTGATTTCATTGGCAGAAGGTTGCGCGAATAAAAATACGTGCGCTATGCTTTATGGAACTATTAAGAACAACACATATTGGATGACACTAAAAGCCGAAGGACGAAAATTCATGGGTAATGCGGTAGTAATCAAAGGAACAGACTTGATATTTGCGAAACACTCGTTAGCAGCATGGGAAGGCATGGACGCCGACTCTGAAATTGAGATAACTTTGACTAAAGATACGATAAGCCACAAGGAAAGTTTGAAATATAGCTCTTTTAGGCGACATCCAACAAAGGATTTTGCATGGGTTAGGATGACACTCGGCAAATTACACGCCCACAAATCATTGATGAATTGGATAGCACCTGAAGAAGAT